AGTTGAGAGACAGTTTAGCCTTCCAGACAACATGACATTTTAATATGAAGGAGAGAATTTGGGCGTTGCTCCCTTAAATTAAGTTTGACAGCTTAATTGAGGGGGTAACGCTTTTTATGTCTGACGTGTATCATTTTTCGGAGGGGTTTCAGCTTAAGATACTAGCTCTTATGGCAAGAGACAGAGGGGCATATGTATCATACCAGGACGTATTAAAGCCTAAGTATTTCCGCAAGGACATCCATATAGACATGGCTCGTATCATACATGACTACTATGAAGGAGAAATGCAGAGGGCTAAAGTTAAGGGAACAGATATAAATCCTCCCACCATGGAAGTACTATGGGAAGAAGTACGTAAACTAACGGTAAAAAATGCTAACAAGGCAAAGATTAGAGACCAGTATGAGGATTGTGTGGTTGATATAGTTCAAGCTGACCTTAGTGATGCAGAGTATGTTAAAGAGAACCTTGTACGCTTTGGTAAGGATGCTGCTATGGAACATGCTATATTGGAGTCCGTTAATGAGATAGAGAAGGGACGTACTGCTGGCGTAGTAGACTATGGCAAGATAGAAGAGAGAATCTCACAGGCTATTAGGGTTGGTGAGGATATTTCTGACTTAGGTACAGATTACTTCAGTGAAGCAGAAGAGCGTATGGATAGGTACACTCAAGGCATAGATGGTGTCAAGAGGGTACCTACTGGTATGAAAGGCTTGGATAAGCTGATGAAGGGCGGATTAGGTAATGGAGAGCTAGGAGTAGTCATTGCTCCACCTAACCGTGGTAAATCCTTTGCACTGACCAATATAGGTGCAGGAGCAGTAATGGAGGGTCTCAATGCCTTCCATTATACACTTGAGATGCCAGAAGCTCAGGTAAGTAAAAGGTATGACAACAGACTACTGAAGAAAGACTTCAGCTATCTTAAAGAGAATGGTAGTAAGGCATTCCATGCTCTCCTAAATATGCAGAAGCATATGAAGGGCAACCTAATCATCAAAAAGTACAGGACTAATGAAGCATCAGTCAACACAATACGCTCTCACCTAACCAGAGTATATATGGAGAAGGGTATCAAACCAGACCTGATTATTGTTGACTATGCTGACTTGCTGATGCCTAGGAGAACATATGCAGACAAGCGGTTTGAACTAGAGTCTGTCTATCTAGACCTACGTGACTTGGGTGCTGAATATGATTGTCCAGTATGGACTGCATCACAGGCTAATAGGGGTGCCCTTGATAAGAAGGTTATCACAATAGGTGACCTAGCAGAAGCATTCAATAAGGCTAATATTGCTGACTTTATGGTGGCTTTGTGTCAGACTGTAGAAGAGAAGGAAGATGGTCTTATGAGATGGCATATAGCTAAGTTCCGTGATGGTGAAGCTAATTTGACTCTTGAGGGTGACATTGATTACCTAACTGCATTTATGACAGTATTTGAGGGGGAGTAACATGGAGAAACCATTTATTACCAGAAACATGTGCTTAGAGACCCATACAGTAGGTGGGGTGCTATTCCTAGAGGGTGCCGTATACACTGTTGAGAATCATGGTAGTATTGATTGGGGACATGACTATAGGAATTACAAGTCAGAGGGAGTTGACATAGACATTTCTAAGTTCTCACAAGTACACATATACTCAGGTGGGGGCATATGAGTAGTTGCCCATATTGTAACGCTGAGGTGTTTGTAGGTGACGTCATAGTACGTTGCCTACGCTGTCAGCGTGATTTAGAAGGGAAGATTCCGAGAGAGCCAATTAATTTAAGTCAGAAAGGCGAAACTGATACGAGTGGGGTGAGTACGGTGGGCTTCATGGAGGAATCACTAGGTAACAACCTAAAAAGTCATTTTAAGACCATACTACTAATGCTGGCAGAAGGAGCGGTTCCTGAGTATGAAATTATATCAGAATTTGAGGTGCGTAGATTTGAGGACTTCTTAAGGAAGAATAGGATTAACTACATCAAAAAGTCTATATTTGTTAAGATGAAGGAGACATCGTACCTATTTTCACTTCCAGAGGAGGAATAATATGAAGCTAGCAGTATTCAGTGATGTGCATGGACACAACTTTAAGGAATTCGATGAGAAGACAGAGCGTACTGGTTCGCTAAGACTAGACAACATTGTCGACACATTACTATTCATACGTGATGATTGTGTACGCAGAGGTATTAGCAAGGTATTGTTTGGTGGGGATATGTTCCATATCCGTGGAAGGGTTAACACTGTAGTTTATAATGCAATCTATGACACAATGAAAACCTATCATGAGCATGGATTAGAAGTAATTGGTATTGCAGGTAACCATGACCAGTGGGATAACTCGGATGTACCAGAGCATTCACTACACACCTTTAATGACTTAGAGGGTGTAAAGATATTCAAGGATTTGGGTACTGAGATACTTTGGGGGTACGACAAGGAACCTGATGTAACCATATTCTGTGTCCCATATAGTAAAAATGCACAACGTATCAAGGACTGGATTGCTAGCATAGATTTTGATAACAATCCCCAGTTAGCTAACTCAATTTGTCTATTTCATCTAGGTATCTCTGGTGCATTTGTTGGTAATGGTAGTTATCCTATGGCAGATGCATTCAAGCCTGAAGACCTTAGACCAGACAAGTTTAAATATGTAATAGGTGGACATTTTCATAGAAGACAGATGATTGATAAATATCTAAATTTCTGGTATACTGGGGCACCGATACAGCACAGCTTTGGTGATGAGGGGGAACCTAAGGGATACCTTATTATTGATACGGATAAACGATGTGATATACAATTTGTTGCAATCCCGAATCCTAGGTTTACTACAATGACCGCTTATGATGTAGCTAACGAGAACATGGTGGATATGGCCAATAATGGGGATTACGTAAGGCTCATGGTTAAAGAGGATGAGCTACAGACCGCCCTAACCTACCTACCACCAGGCTTAAAGTATAAAACTGTGCTGGAGAAATCCTATGAAGAGCAGAACAGGATTGATGTAAAGATTGGTATGACTGAGGAGCAAGTAGTAACTAAATATGCACAAGAACACAATCCAGATGCACTAGAGGTAGGTCTCAAGATACTGGAAGAGGTGAAGGGTAATGTGCATTAGAACACCAGTAAAAGTAAAGAGAAAGCCCATAACAGTACTTAGTAAAAATGGGTGGAATAGGGGTGGCTGGTTCCCCTTCCCTAAGCCAGATGAGGAGCCACCAGTACTTAAGAAAAGGATGGCTTCAAGTGAACGTGTGCTATGGTGTCCATACTGTGATGAGTGGAGCATATTTAAACGTCCCAGTTCTGGGGGTAAACACTATTGCCAAGGTGTGTGTGGTTGGTCAAACACCGAAGACTTCTATGTTAAGACATACAATAAGATATGGTTTGAAGATGTACCACTATCTGAGTTGAAGAAGATTGATATACCGAGACCTTCTAAGGGAAGACGATAAGTCTTCCCAATATTTCTACCAAAGGAGGGGTTACCGTTGAAAATCCTAAAGCAAAGCAGAAAGACTACTACTGTTGAATTAGACCCTGTGGAACTGGAGATACTTCGTGGAGCTATAGTTAAAGAGGCAAATAGTAGAAATAGGACTTGGAAGCAGGTAGACCCTAAATTCCCAGAGGAGCTAATGTACCATGCTGTAATGCAAGATACAGCTGATAAGCTGAAAGCTGGAATTTACAAATTGATACAGAAATACCGGGACTGGGGTATTCTCAAATAAGTGTATGGAGGAGTCGATTTTGACTCCTCTTGTTTTATTTTTGGGAAGGGGTGAGGAACATGTTGGCTCATACGGATGTAGGTGAGGGAATACCAATTGTATTCATACATGGATTGGGTAGCAGGAAAGAAGCGTGGACACCACAACTAGAACTAGCAGAAAAATATAGATTAATTATGCCTGACCTGCGAGGTCATGGGGAAACTGTCCTGGATACTGGCATATCTGTTTATAACTTTGCGGCTGATGTAATAGCACTGCTGGAGGAATTGAAGGTGGAATCGGCTTATATATGCGGATTATCCCTAGGTGGTATAGTAGCCCAGGAAATCTATAAGCAGAATCCACGTATAGTTAGGGGGCTAATCCTAGCAAACACAACATCATATATCAGTCCACTTTTTATGTCTGGTATCATAGAGAAAACATCTAGTTCTTTTAGAAATGAGGGTTTTGTAGATTCGATCGTGGACAGCGGGTTATATAATAAGTCCTTTAGGGATGAAGCAAAGAATGCCTTCTTAATACGTGATTCCTATATGGAGTCATGCAAAGCACCAATAGGTGTAAACTACTTTCTTACTCTAATGACTATGAAAAAACCTGTTCTATTAATTGGTGGCTCCCAGGATAAGGTGACACTTGTATCAAGTATGTGGGCTATGA